CGAGCCGACCAAGCCAGGATCAACGGCAAACTCGGGGGACGTCCGCGCAAACCGCGCGACGGCGCGCCGATCCTTGAACTCACGCCCAATTCCTTCGGGTTGACGCCGAAGGAGGAGCGCTTCGTCGCTGAGTATCGGGTCGACGAGAACGCGACGCGCGCGTATCAGCGCATCCATCCCCGCTGTTGCCCCGCCACGGCCCAAACAGAAGGCCCGTTGTACCTCAGAAAACCTCAGATCCAGCAGGCGCTCGCGGAATTGCGGCGGTTAGATTTCGGCAAGGCGGGGATGGGGCCCGAGGAAGCGGCGGCGATCGTGGCGAATGCCGCGCGCGGCGAGATGGGCGACTACGTCGGCGAGCACGATCCGATTCGGAAGATGTCGCTCGACATCCGGCGGCGCATCAAGAGCATTACCCCGACCAAGTACGGCCGGCGGATCGAGCTCCACGACGCGCCGCACTACGCGCTCGCGATCGCGAAAGGGCTCGGCGTGTACACGGATACGCTCGAGGTGTCGAAGTCGCTCGCGGAGATTGTGGCGCTCTCGTGGAAACTCCCGGCCGAGGGAGCGGCGCCTTAATGTGGCGGCGCATCCTGCTCGCCCTGGTGCTGGTGTGTGGGATGAGTGACGCGCTCGCGGCCGCCGCCCGCAACGTCGCCCGCTGGCGCGCGCGGCCCGAGGCCTTCGTCTCTGAGCAGTTCGGCGTCGACCCGGATCCCTGGCAGCGCGAGGCGCTGCAGGCGTTCGCGGATCCGCGCAAGCAGCGCATCAGTCTGCAGGCGTGCGTCGGCCCCGGCAAAACCGCCGTCCTCGCCTGGTGCGGCTGGAACTTCCTGAGCTGTTACGGCGACCTCGACGACCATCCGAAGGGCGCGGCTGTCGCGATCACCTGGGACAACCTCAAAGACAACCTCTGGCCCGAGCTCGCGAAGTGGCAGCTCCGCTCGGAGTATCTGAAGGCCGCCTTCACGTGGACGAAGGAACAGGTTTTTGCGAACGCGCATCCCGAGACATGGTTTCTCTCCGCACGCTCCTGGCCGAAGAGCGCGAGCCCCGACGAGCAGGGCAAGACCATGTCGGGGCTGCATTCGAAGTACGTGCTCGTGCTCGTCGACGAGTCGGGCGCGATTCCCGTCACGGTGTTGCGCGCCGCCGACCAGGTGCTCTCGACGGGCCCGGTGTTCGGCAAGATCCTCCAGGGCGGCAATCCGATCTCGCTCGACGGCATGCTCTACGCGGCGGCGACGAAGCTCCGCGCGCAGTGGACGGTGATCCGCATCACGGGCGACCCCGACGACCCGCGCGCCTGGGTGCATGCGCCGCGCCTCGGGCCGGCGCCGATCGCGTGGGCCCGGCAGCAGATTGCCACCTACGGGCGCGAGAATCCCTGGGTGATGTCCCAGATCCTCGGCCAGTTCCCGCCAGCTTCGATCAACGCGCTGCTCGGGATCGAAGATGTCGAAGCCGCGATGGCGCGGCATCTGCGCACCGACCAGTACGATTGGGCGCAGAAGCGGCTCGGGATCGATGCGAGTCGCTACGGGGTGGACCTGACCGTGATCTTCCCGCGCCAGGGCCTCGCCGCCTTTCGTCCCAAAGCCATGCGGCATCTGCGCGGGAGCGCGGTCTCGACCGACATTGCGACCGCGGTGATGAACGCGAAGGTGCAGTGGGGGAGTGAGCTCGAGCTCTTCGACGGCACGGGCGGCTGGTCCGCCGGCGCGCTCGATGTGCTCCGCTCGAATCACGTCGCCGCGATCGACGTGCAATTCCACGGACGGGCGCACGACCCGCGGTATAAGAACCGCCGCGCGGAGATGTACTTCTCCATGGCGCAGTGGATCACGCAGGCCGGCGGCGCGCTGCCGTACGTGGCGGAGCTCGTCGAAGAACTGACGGCGCAGACCTACGTGTTCGTGAACGGGACGTTTCAGCTCGAGGATAAAAAACTCGTCGAAGCGCGGATCGGACACTCGCCAAATTACGCCGACGCGCTGGCGCTCACCTTTGGCTTCCCCGAGATGCCGAGCCAGGTCGTGGCGCGGCAGCAAGGGCGGCAGACGGTGCTGCACGACTTTGATCCGTTCGTGATGCCGCCGGTCGAGAGCTGAGGATGAAAGAGGATCCGCAAGAAACCGCGCGTGGTATCGATCGCATGGTTGCGGCAGAATTGGCCGCGCTTCGACGGAGGCGGACGTTCCGTCTCACTGATGAGGACTGTTGGGGGATGCGCTGTTGGAATGCACCGACCACTTGTCGGTCGAGGTCTCCCTCGTCCACCTATCGACCACTCACGCACGTCACGCCGCCGGATTGGTGTCAATGGTGCGGGGCCTCACGTGAGGAGCTCGCGTGGAACGGCGCGGCCTGGTGGTGCAATGAGTGTTACCGTGCGCAGCTCGGCGACGAGATCGTGTCTGAGGTGTCCGCTGCGGCGCGTATGGCTCACATCACCGCCGGCGTCACGTTTCCGGTCGCGCCCGTCGACGAGTTCTACGCCAAAGAGACAGCGCTCTATCGCGTGCCCGCGGCGAGTAATCGCCCCTGGATGCTCCGGCACGCGCGCCCGAAGCCTGTGAACCGGCCGGCCGGCCGGCCGTGGCGAGGCTGAGATGCCGCACACCTTTCCCGTGGAGGCGGAGTGTTTGACGAATGGCTGCACGGTGGTGGTCATGCGATGGACTGTCACGGATCCCCGCTTCTGCGCCGACTGTCGGAAGGCCTACGGTCGCAATCGGCATTCGTTGCTCGGTACCACGCGAGGCGAGCACCTCGGCGGGACGCGTCGTGTAGGGGACCGCTTTGCGGCGCGCTTACGCGACGGCTTTGCGTTGATGGACGGCGGCGCCGACGACCTCGGCGACGAACCGGGTTACGGCTTCGGAGTCTGAGGAGCACCATGACGCCGATTGAATTTCCAGAACAGACGATGGTGTGGGCGAAGGACCAACCGCCCTACTTGCCGCTGCCGGCGTTCACGAATGAGCGCGAAACGATTACCTGTTGGCGTCTGACATGGCGCGAGCGGATCGCGGTCCTCTGGGCAGGGCGCTTGTGGTTGCGGCAGGTAAATTTCGGCCGACGCCTGCAAGCGCAGGCGCCGTGTATCGCGTCGCCGTTTCTGAAGAACTGAGGATGTGCATGGACGACGCAACCCGGCAAGCCTTCACGACGCTCGAAGCGATGCTGCGTGGGCACGAGGAGATGAGCGCGGTGCGCGGGAATGAAATCTGCTCGATGCTCGCCATGTTGCCGGAGCCGGCCGAGACGTGGACCGGCACGGTGCGCATCCCGTGGTTCGGGCTCGTCAGGATCACGCTGCGGCCGGAGCAGCCCGCGGCGAGAGGAGGGCGGTGATGGGCTGGTTTGGCGGCGGCAAACCGACAGCGCGCCGTGACCCGAACGACCCGCCGGGCGCCTTTGGCGCGTATCGCCAGCGCCTGCGTGAGAAGAATCGGCTCGCGGCCGAGCAAGCGGCGGCCGACAAGCTCGCCAGCACGACGCCGGTGGCCCCGCCGCCCACGACACTCCTCGCGTCGACGAATGTCGACCTGGCGCGCGGCGCCGCGGAGCGCATGCGAAAACGGACCGGCGGCGGGGCGCTCCTCCCCGGCGCCGGCGTCAAGAGTGGTCCGAAAGCCAAGCTGCAGCCCAAGACCCTGATCGGGGGTTACTGATGCCGGCCGCTGGTCGCAATCCGATCGGTGTCTTGTTGACGCGGGAGGACTTTCTCGCGTGGTGTGTGACGGCGCGGGTGGATGTGCTCCTGCGCGGGCCGTATGACGTGGTCCTGTGTCGGTGTGGCGATGTCAACTGTCACGGCTGGCGGTTTCGCGAGTGGGCTCGCTGATGCCGGAATACCGCGATCCGGTCGATCGCCGGCGGCGCTATGAGAGCCTGCGCGGCGCCTTAGGGACGGGTCGCTCGAGCTTCGATGCCCACTGGCGCGAGCTCGGCGACTTCCTCATGCCGCGGCGGACCCGCTGGTGGGCGGGCGATCGCAACAAGGGCGACAAGCGCAACCAGCAGATCATCGACAGCGACCCGCGCTATGCCGCGCGCACGCTCGCCAGCGGCTTGCACGCCGGCCTGACCTCGCCGGCGCGGCCGTGGATGAAACTCTCGACGCCCGACCCGGGACTCGCGGAGTTCGGCCCGGTCAAGGAGTGGCTCCACGATGTCACCGGGAAGATGCTCACAGTGTTCGCCACGAGCAATTTATATAACGTGCTCCCGCTCGTGTATCTGGATCTCGGGGTGTTCGGCACGGCCAGTATGGCGATCGTGGAAGACACGAAGGATCTGTTTCGCTGCTACAGCTATCCGACCGGCAGTTTCTCGCTCGGTCAGGATGCGCGCGGGCTGGCGACCACGTTTGTCCGCGACTACCAACAGAGCGTCCGCCAGGTCGTCGAAGCGTACGGCGTGCAGGAGGACGGCCGCACGATCGACTGGTCACACATCTCGCAGCGCATTCACGACCTCTGGGAGGACGGCGAGTACGAGGCGGCGGTGAACATCACCTGGATGGTGAAGCCGAACGAGCTCCGCGACGGCGAGCGGAAAACTGCGAAATACAAGCCGTGGGCCAGCTGTCACTTTGAAACCGATCACACGGACGGCGGGATCGCGAAAGTGTTTCTGCGGGAGAGCGGCTTCGACACGTTCCCGGTCATGGCGCCGCGGTGGGACATCACGGGCGAGGACACGTACGGCACGGATTGTCCCGGCATGATGGCCTTGGGCGACATCAAGCAGCTCCAGATGCAGCAGCGCGAGAAAGCGAAACTCATTAAAACCGTCGTGGCCCCGCCGATGACGGGCCCCAGCTCGCTCCGCAGTCAGAAGGTATCCGTCCTGCCGGGCGACATGACGTATGTCGACGTGCGCGAGGGAATGCAGAGCCTCCGCCCGGTCTACGAGCCGCGGCTCGACGGCCTGCAGTTTCTTCTCGAGGACATGCGCGAAGTGCGGTACCGCGTACAACGCGCGTTCTACGAGGATCTGTTTCTGATGCTCGCGCGGTCGGATGATCGGCTCGGCGCCGACCGGCCGACCGCGCGCGAGATCGACGAACGGCACGAGGAGAAGCTCATCGCGCTCGGCCCCGTGCTCGAGCGGACCAACGACGAGCTCCTGGGTCCGCTCGTCGATCGCGTGTATGCGGTCATGGATGCCGCCGGCCTGATTCCGGAGCCGCCGTCCGAGATCGTGGGCGTCAAGCTCAAGGTCGAATACATCTCGATTCTGAGCCAGGCCCAGAAACTGATCGGCGTCGCCGGGCAAGAGCGCCTGCTGCAGACGGTCGCCGGCATCTCGCAATACCAGCCGGAGGCGCTCGACAAGCTCGACACCGACCAAGTCATCGACAATCTCGCCGACATGCTCGGGACGGACCCGCGGCTGATCCGCACGACGGAGGCGGCCGAAGCGATACGCGCCGATCGGCGGCAGGCACAGGCCGCGCAGATGCAGGCCGAGCAAGCAAAGCTGCTCGCGGGTGCCGCGAAGGACGCGAGTCAGGCGCCGCTCACCGGGGATAGTGCGCTCGCGCGGATCGTCGCCGGCGCGGGCCAAGCGCCAGGAGTCGCCGCCTAATGGCCCAAAAGAAACGGAACGCGGCGGACCTGACCGCCCGCAACAACAACGCGCGCAAGCGAGAGATAGCGCGGCTCGAGCGCCAGCATGACGTGCTCGTCACGAGGCTGGAGATGCGCCTGCGACGACACGCCCAACGGTTCGACGCGCTGGAGGAGCTCGTCGCGCGACTCGTGGAGGATCACGAATGACTGAAATTGTTCTGCGCGACCGGTCGAGTCGACCCGTGCTCGGCGTGACCGACGATCTCCAGGGTCTCGATTTCTTCGGACGTGGCTTCGGGATCGGGCCCAGTACCAGCACGGTCAGCGTCCAAACCGACGCGGACACGGTGGAGAAGGTGCTGGCGAGTTTCACGCTCAAAGGGGGCACGCTCTCGCGCAACAGCCAGCGGCTCAAAATTCGGGCGTTCGGGCTGAATGGCGCGACCGCCAACGTAAAAAATTATCGGATTCGCGTGGGCGGCCTCGGGGGGACGGTCATCGTGGCGCGGTCCTCCTCCGGGAACGCGACAGGCTGGGAGCTCGAAGCCCTCATCTACCGGTTGACCCAAGTGTCGCAACGATCGTTCGGCCGCTCCGACACCGGCATCGGCGGGACGATTTCGGCCATCAACACCCCGACGACGTTCGACTTGGACACGGACCTCGTGATTGTCCTGACCGGCCAGAACAACGTCGCCGCGGCCGGCGACATCATCTTCCAGGCGTGGGAACTGGAGATCGCCGGCTGATGGCTGACCGCCCGCTGACCCGCAATGCGGCCGATCCGGCGGACGTCAAAGACGCCAACGCCGTGGAGCAGCGGCGCGCGAAACGGTTTGCCGGCGCGCTGGGCCGGGCGTTGCAGATCCCGGACGTGCGGCTTGTGGTCGCCGCACTGCTCGAGGAGGCCGGGCTCGACTCGGGCGGCTACGACGCCGCGGGCTCGTTTCTGTATTACCGGGAAGGGCAACGCGCGCAGGGCTTGCGGATCCTCAAAGCGTGTCGGCTCGCGGACGAGGCCGCGACGGCGCTGATGGAGGCGGAGCAGCGCGAGCGGAACGCGGCCGACGCGCGCGATCTCGACGCCGCCGCGCGCGCTCGGGCGCAGGCCGCCGAGGACGACGCGTGAAAGTGTATTTCTTGACGTAAATCATTTGACGATCTGACTCGGGCCGGGCTTGCAATCCGGCCGACGACCGCTACCCGAGCGGGTCAGACGACAACGGGCAGCAGAGGAAACGGGCCTCAGCTATTCGCGGTGACTCCGCGAGTGACTGAGGCCCGTTTCTTTTTGCGGCCTGTGAACGACGGAGGTCAGCACATGGCAGACGTAGTGACACCCGCAGCTCCGGCCTCATCCCCCGCAGCTCCGGCCGCACCGGCCACATCGCCCGCGGCGCCGGCCGCACCCGCAGTCGTCGCGCCCGCAGCATCGGCAGACCCGGTGCCTCCGGCCGCACCCGTCGTCCCCGTCGCACCCGTCGTCTACGCGTTGACCGTCCCTGCGGGCGCCGAGTCCTTCATCGACGCGGACGATCTCAAGGCGTTTGAGACCGCCGCGAAAACATATGGCTGGACGCCCGAGGAAGCCCAGGAGGAAGTGCGCACGCGCGCCGAGGCCCTGCAGGCGCAGGACACGGCGTTTCTCGCACGCCTGACCGCCCATCCGACGTACGGCGGCGAGCACCTCGCCGACACAGAGCGGCTCAGGAACCTCGGGCTCGACGCGATCGCCCCGGCCGGGGATCCCCTCGGCGCGGAGTTTCGGCGGCTCGTCCTGAAGCACGGCTTCGGTAACAACCTCCCGTTCGCGGCCGCGATGGTCCGCACGGGGAAACTGGTGGCGGAGGACCGGCCTGGGGCCGGCGGCGGCGGTGGTGGAGACCCAGTCGAATACAAGTCTCCGCGCGATCTCTACAAAAACACCACGCCGACCGCGGGCTGACCTCGCGCGCATCGCTTGTAGGAGTTCGCAATGCGTTACTTGCTTTTGATGCTGGCGATCGTCGCCAGCTGGACCGTCGACCTCAGCGCGGCGTCGATCCTGATCTCACAGCACGTCGTGAGCTGGAGCTGGCACGACGCCCTGCCTTACGTGCTCGTGTTCGGCGCCGCCCTCGGCACCGGCAACCTCACGCTCGCGGAAATGGCGAAGCGGAAGGATCCGAGCGGGAAAACGTCCGTGATCGTCGAGATGCTCCAGCAGAGCAATGAGATTCTCGACGATATGACGTGGCAGGAGGGCAATCTCGAGACCGGCAACCGCACGTCGGTGCGCACGAGCCTGCCCACGGTCTCGTGGCGCATGACCAACCAAGGCGTCGTGCCGAGCAAGTCGACCACGGC